AGCTTTTCTTTGTCAATTTCTTTTAATTTACTTATCGCCCAATTTACACCTGCTGAACCACCCCATGCGTCCCACATTAATCCGCCACAACCTTCTGAATATGGTACGTCTTTATTTTGTTGATGTCTTTTGAATGAAGCCATACGAGCTATTGTATCACGACTAATAGGTTTTCTGTCTGCTAATTGTGAAGAGCGAGTCCAGCCCACACGAGTTCCACAATCGCTTCCATTTTCTTCTTTCCATTTTCTAGCTCGCTTTGCATTATTAGTAGCAGCTTGTGGATAGTCTGTATAGGTTTCTAGCTTAATGCTAATTGCTTCTAATTTTTCTAATACATCTTCGTAGTTCATAATTTTATTCTTATTGTTGGAGGTATTATTTGTATTTCTACTTTACCTAATTTTATCTTATTTAATTTTTTTATATATTCAATCATATTAATATCCTGCTCCTCTTGAGCTTGCTATTGGAGCGTTACAAACATCAAAAGTATTCTGTACTAAAATACCTATATTAAACACCCAGCCAACACAAAGATTATCAAATCTTTCTGAAAATGGTTCAATTGTATACTGCCCTTCTGTAAAATAGACAGGAGCATTTATATCGTTAGAGCCAGCAAAAGGAACAGAGCCAAATTCAGATTGTTGTATAGAGTGTCTAAGCATACCTATATAATCTGTACATACTTGTAACATCTCGCTATATACAGTCTGCTCATTACTTAACGTTTTGTACAGTTTAGTAAATGTTGTTGCTGGACCTGGAGTAGGAGTTCCTGCTGGTGCTCTATTCTCTGTCCAATTACTTTCTTCTGTTACCATTGACATTACAAAAATCTGAAAGTTATACGTTAATGTAGAATCTCCTGTTGTTACATTTACAGGGTTTATATGCAGCAAAGGAAATTTTGTGTTTTTTTGTAAGTCTATTTCAAAAACATCTCCAACGCTTGTAGTTTGAATACCGTGATATTTTTCTGATAAATGTAGTAAAGTGTTTACTACGTTATTGTATGTTTTATTATTTACGCTCATTATTCAATTTTACTTTTTGTTGTGAGTTTAAATCTGTTTCGTAACTTAACCAAGTTAGACATTCTAATAATTTTAAACTCGTTACACTTTCTAATTTACTTACATCTTGGTTACAAAGTCTGTGCATTACTCCGAACCAACCCCACTTTTCTGCGAAACTTTCGCTTGCGATTGCGTGCTCATTTCCTCCGTCCTCTGCATCAAATACGATGGCAAAATCTGAAATAATTTGTTTACGAAAGTCCAAAAAAAAACCAGCATATTCTGCACTTGTTCTGCAGGCATTTTTTTAAATATTTCACTCCTTATCTTTATATTACCATCATATGCTTCAATCGTGTATATGTTGTTTTTCTTTTCAATTACAGGTCTAAATAAAATAGCACATAATTCAGGTAAGTGTTTATCTATTCCTAATTTTATGTATGTTTCAATATCTGCATATTCTCCTAATGTAATTTCTTCTAAGTCAGGGTGGAAGCCATATTCAACACCATCTATTTCTATAATTTTATTTAAAACAGTATTTTGCTCAGTTTGCAAATCAGTTAGTCTTTTCATAACTAATGCAACATCTTGTACGCTTAACTGCTTAATTAATTTTGTAGGAATATCTGAAAATAATTTAACTACTTTTAACGCTTCTTCACTTCCTGAAAGATTTTCGTAACCAATTAATGTTAGCCATTTATCTAATGTTACATCTGACCAACTATTTATAATGTTGTAATCTTTAGTCTTGTTGCCCTTTTTTATCTTGACCTTCATAATATATAATGTAAAAAGTTTGTATTTAGTTTAAAGTTATTATATTTGCCGCTCATTTCTTAAATTGTTTCCATTTCTCTAGGGGGGTTGTCAATCTGACGCCCCCTTTCTCATTGTACAAAATACCTGCCTGCATTAGGATTGTCTAAGTGGTATATAACACAATATCTCGCACCATCTATTGCATGATTATAAGCATCTACATATAACTTAGAACCTTTGTCTGCATATACATAATTGTTGAGCTCTTTAGCTATATTAGTAGATTCAGGTGATATTACTAATTCAAAATCTTGCATTCTTGTAACGCCACTTTCTATAGTTCCTTTTTTTACAGGTCTTATGTTAACTCCCAAATGTTTTAAATCTGCTATTAGTCTAGGCTCTGCACTATCTGCAATAATAAGTGTATTGCCTACTTTGTCTAATACTATCTTTGCTAATTCGTGTGACTTTAAGCCATTCTGATATATATGCTCTTTTAAATATATCTTCATTTTCTTTTTATCTATTGCTACTTCTGTAAGACTGTCAGGGTCTACTGAGAATCCAAAGTCCATTCCGCAACTTGTCTGTAAATTGTCAGGATTAAATTCACCAATACTCCAATTAGTAAACACAACACCTTCTGCTTTATCTAACCAGCCGCCTAATATTTTATGACTATACTTTTTAAAGTTATTATGCCTTATAGTCTTAATACGCTCTAAGAAGCTCGTAGACAGATTATCTTTATTGTCTAGGTATGTACTGTGTATATAACATACATTGCCTTTAACGCCATTAAAACCTGCCTGTACGCCTTTGCTTTCAAAGAACCTTCTGTATATCCAATGTTCCTTAGTAACAGGATTGAGTATAAGTATGATTCTATTTTGCACATCTTTTTCTCTAATACTTAAATCAATAGTATCAAATATATCTTCGTCTATTAACTCTTCTGCTTCATCTAACACCCAACAGCTTATTCCTTGTAATGACTTTAGACTAGCAGTCTGATTACCTGCTGAAGTCTTTATACCTCTAAATAGTATATCGCTCTTATTGCCTAAGTTTACAACCTCAGCTTTATTAACACTAAATATCTTTTCAAATCCTAATAGACTAATCTTTTCTAAAAATTCAGGTATTATAGATAAGTGAGCAGATACCATTGTATATCTTGTAAATAATACTCTTATGTTTTTAGACATTGTAAGTAATGTCAGAAATACTGTAACAGCAAATGACTTTCCTGAGCCACGACCTCCTGTTATTATAAAGTATCGTGCATCAGAATTGAATAGTGCTTGATATTTCTTATTCAGTTTCAGTTTCTACAAAGTTTATTAGTGGCATATTAATACTTTCATCATTAGTAGTTACGTCTACTCTTTGTTGTGGTTTACCATAAAAATACTCAAAGAATAATTTAACTGCCCATTGTTCTTTTTTATCTAATCCTTGTTCTAAGGACTTTAATGCCTTACTATTCATAGGAGTCAAATGCTCTATTAACTTTTGCTCTTCTGCTTTGCTTTTACGTCCTGCACCTTCTCTTTTACCTCCGTGTGTACTCATCTTGAAAAAACTTGATTATTCAACTTGTTTATTATATAATGTAAATTATTCATATTCATTTGGCAACATTAGTCTTATATTCAATTCACTTAAAGCCCATATTCTAATCTGCTCTGCATATATCTCAAACTCTTTAGTGTCCATTGTAGCTGTGCTATTGATTACTTGCAGACCTACTTTGTTGTTATTTACTTCTATGCTTTGCCATTCACTTGCAAACTTTACTTTTAGTATATCATGCATCTCATTAGGATAGTAACCTAATTCATCTGCTAACATTTGCACTATGCACTTCCAATAATAATTATTTTGCATGATAGACCTGTTATTACGTTGTTTCTTTACATCTACTATATAATCATTGCCTAACTCTTTTAAATAGTTTATCAGGCTTTGCTTATCTTTATTATCCTTTATTACAAACTTCATATTTAACTATCATTGCCGTCTAATAATTTTTCTTTAGTGTCTTTCCATAGCCTATCTTTATTCTTACTTAATGATTGCTCTGTACGTCTTAAAGTAGGCATACCGTCTACAGGCTCGCTATCCATATATTTACCACAACTACATATAGCTTCTTTGCATACCCATTTACCACCTCTGTGTACGATAGTAGCTTTACCTACTTCTTTAGTTTCTTTACAGCATTCGCATTTATATAGTGTCATCAGTTAAATTCTCTAATTCAAAATGTAGATGATGTATAGCCTTTTTAATATCTTGTATGCCGCCATCATCATGCTTATTCTTGCTTCTTAAAAGATATGTTACTGCTGTTCCTATATTGTAAGTCAAGTCAAAATTCATTACGACATCTATAGCCATGTAACCTTTTTTCCCTTTATAATATTTTGGTATTTTATTTTCCACTTTTGTGTCTTTTTAAATTTTTGTAAAATTCTTTTTTTTCGTGTTGTTTAAGTTTATAATCTAATAACATAGCCATGATAAATATAACCATAATTATAATGCCTAAACAAAAAAGCGTAAATTCTATCATTGTGTATTGTATTTGTTATATAGTTTTTTTATTCCATCAAAACAAGTTGACAAGCAAGAACCACAATTGGTATTAGGATTGTAGCTAGTGCCATATATAGTGTTGTAAATATCAATCATCTTGTTTTTAGTTTTTACATCTTTTGCTCTTCCTGTTTTTAAATCTTCCCATAATATTATTATTTCATCAATTATGTCTTGCGGTAATTCATCAGGCTCAGGAATACTTGTTGTTTTATTCCAATATTTTTTAGGGCAGCTCATAGGAGCTAATCTTGCTTTAACTTTCATAAAGCATTTGCATATACCACAATTGCCTAATAGACTTAAATAATGGTCACAGGACTTGCATATTGTAATTCTATCTTGATATATATTATCAGGTACAAAAAATTTCATTTACTCCACTTCCTTTTGTATTTATTATTTTTTGGACATTCAAATCCAAACATCATTATCCAGGTATTATTTTTTATAGGATTATATAACTTAACTTTCTTCATTTAATTTTTCTTTTAATATTGTTCTTACTTTATCTATTGTGCTAAACAAACTATTTCTACTAATCTTAGTTTTTTTAGCAAGACTATCTAAAGTGTTTCCTTCATAATAATATAACTGAAAAATCTTAGAATCATACCAAGAAAAATCTTTTTCTAATGTATTATCTATTTGTTCTAATTTTTTCCATCTATTATCTACATCTTCATTAGCAACATTCTGTAGGCTTTTATTAATATTATTATCAAAGTATTTATTGTCATCACTATAAGTACAATTAAGAGTATAAATAGAGCTGTCAATATGCGTATAATATTTTTTGTATTTATAATAATATCTACTGTATTTACTGTTTAATGACCTGCTTATTACTACTGCACCATATTTAATTATACCCTGCTCACCATCTTTTTCCCAAATCTCTTTTAATGTTGTTGGATTCATACTTAAAAAATACAACATCAACTCTTGTACGACTTCATCTACTTCGTTCTTGTCTTTTGTTAAACCATAAGTCATTTTCCTAAACTTGTCTGATAGTTCAGATATTTTTTTGTAAATATCATTCATCAGTAGGCTCAATTTTTTCTATCTTATTGACTAATTGCTCTAACATCTCAGCTAATACTACTCTATAAGCTCTTATCTTAGCAGAGTTTCTTTTTGTTTCAATACCTGCAAAATATCCTTGTACCATTACTGATACGTTAATAGGTATAATCATTAACCAATCCCAATAGTTGTTTTCCTTTGCACCTTTACCATAGTTATTATGATACTCTAAAATAACGTCTAAAACTTCATTATAACTTTCGTATCTTGTTGGGTTGCTTACATCTTGTACAAAATCATCACACATTGTAAGATAGGCTTCTACTGCTTGTTTATGTTCTTCATTTGCATATATTGGCAGTATCATACGTCAAATTTAATAAAAAAGTTACTCTAATCCTTTTTCTTTTTTTAATTTATTAACAATCTTTTTGTAATAACTTATCTTTTCTTCGTAATCTACTCTTGACATTTTTAAATTAGACCTAGACTTAAATTGCATTTCTTCAGCAGTTCCTTCTCCATATTTAGAATCTAAATGAAGTCCAAAACGATACTGTTCGCCCTGACCAAAAAGATTGTCAGCAGGAGACTGTGGTTGTACGTTGATTTCGCAGTATCTAGTAGCCATATGCCTTCTTGACATAAAATGTCCTGCGTGCATTTTTTTGTAGTGATAAACTCTGCCTGATGTAAAGCATTGTACCATACCATAATCATTACAATCTCTAAGCCTTATATAAAGGCTAAACCATTTATCTAGTTCTTTTTTTAGCTTACTAATAGACTTTTTAGTATTCGTCATAACTACCTATAGTATATTGTTTAGGTACTTGACAAGACATATGCACATTATAGCCTAACTTTGCTTTCATTTTATTTTGCTGAGTAGTCTGTCTTTCTTTATACATATCACCTCTTAATTCTACATTTTCTTCTTGCACTTTTCTACGCATTCTTGTTAGTCCTTCTACATTATGCAGCTTGCTTTGTGCAAACATACATAGAAATTCATAAGCAGACATTTTGTTAGTGTCCATTCCTTTTTTTTCTAGTTCATTAGTCCAAAATCTAGCAATTAGTTTTGAATCACTATCTCTAAGTCTTTTGTCATTAATTAATAGTTTCTTAATTTCTTCTTTTGTTTTCATTTTTTAAAGTTTTAGAAACTATACAAGCAAAGAAGATTCCGCACACAAGTATAACTGCTCAGGTTATTTATTATGAATTTAACTTTGCTCATATAGTTTTGTTAATGTTTTAATTCTCTTATAATCCACATCACAACTGCTGTTATTAATACCCAACCTATCATTTTATTTTATTTTTTAATTTATAATATATATAGCCTGCAAAAGGAGTTCCTAGCAATAATGTAATCAAGCTAGGGTGTGGTTCACCGCATACTCCTGTCATATGTTTTAAAAACTCTATCATTTTAAAAGTTTTACAGGTTCTTGGTAATATAATACATTTTCTTTTGGTTTGCCAAGCGTATGTACTTCATAATAAGCATTGTCGCACATTTCTTTCATTTTATAAGTCCATTTATAAAACGTTCTTATATTTAAAAAAGGTTCATCTTTGCCAAATCTTACGCCATGATGAAAAGCGTTTTGCACTTGGTTAAAAGTCATATTACCAAATCTTTTTTCATTGATTAAATCACTTGCAAATATCTTACTAAGACTAGCCATAGTTTGTGGGTCTGTTTTATGTCCTATTTCTACACTTGTCTTAGCTACTAAGTCTAAGACCTTTTCAGTTAGTTCTTGTAAGTTTTCTTTTTTTAGTGGTATCATAATAATTTTTTAGCTTCTTGCCAAGCATTTATTTGACTATCTAGCTTTGACATTGTTGGTTTTTGTTTGTTCCATTTATTCTCATTTTTCGCCCAACGCAATAATCGTAATTTTATTTCAAATGTAGACTGTTTTTGAAATCTCATTTTCTTTTTTCCTTCAGTCCAATAGTTAATAAAGTCCTCTAACATACTTTTAGGATAATCAAAACTCATAACTTCAGCAATAAATTTTTCCTTTATAGTTATATTATTACTTGTATTATTATTACTTGTATTATTCTCTTTGACTATTTTGTCGTTAGAGCTAACTACTTTTTTGTCAATACCTATAATTCTTTTAATGATTTCTTTCTTTTCATTACGCTGTATTTCTATTGTAATAAAACCTAATTTTTTTAAATCAGAAAGCCATCTAGATACTGTATTTTTGCTTACTCCATACAACTCAGCAAAGTAATTATTACTTGCGTAGCAGTACCCTAGCTTATTACTTAACGCTGTTATTTCACCATATAATAATTTAGCATTAGGCTTTAAGCTAGAGTATCTTACCTTTGCAGGTATTATCGCATAGTAGTTAGGTTTTTCTGTCATTTATATAATAATTTATAATTACAATTTGTCAGCGCTAAAGTAATTAATTCATATTGATTTGAAAAATCTCTATAAGAAACTTTGATGTCTACGCTTACCTTACCAGATTTTACTCTAATAGTAGTTTGTGGGTTTTCACTATGTCTTACACCATTAGACCTTAAATGATCTCTTAAATGATACATATCTTCAAAAGTTCTTTTAGAGTCTTTAATTTCAGCATACGAATTAAATATTTTATTAAATAAATCTCTATACTCAGGAAAACTTCTGTAATTAGATTTGTGCATACCAATATAATAATTTATCAATGTCCTATCTCTGCCTATACCTTTTGCAATAATATTATAATGAGTTTCGTCTACCATATTAGCGACTACACTTACAACCATTCTAGGTAATTGCAACTCTCTTTTCCTAGACTTAAAAGCTAAAGAACCTTCTTCTAATTCTAGCATATTAGTAGTCATTTGACATAAAACCTTAAAATTTTCTTCTTGCTGTATTTTAGAAAGGCAGGTCGTCTTCATTTTCTTGTATGTTTTTAGGTGATTCATTATTTGTATTTGGTTTTTCAGTTGCCCAATTTATAAATGTTTCTGCTTGTTTAAATAGCACTTCGTTTTTAGGCTGATTATCTCCAAAATAATCTATTGCACGTCCTAAGCAAGCCAATCTAGTAATAATTCTTTGTTTTTCAGGATTTTCTTTAAATGAACCTCTAGGACTAGAATTAAAATTATTTTGATATACAGGTTTTACTTTAGGAAAATTACCGCCTATAAACTCGTATTCAGTTTCTTGACCAACAACAAATTTATCTTGCTCTCTAGTTTTAGAAGAATATTCTCCGACATCTCCATTTTCAAAACTAATCTCATTTTTATACATTAATCCGAACTTACCTTCCCAAGTTCCGTTAGGCTGTGCTGATGTTACTTTACTTTTTTTAATCATTTTTTGTAGTTTTAATATTTACTAATTTGTAGGCATTAGTATTAGCCGCATTTTATCTGTGTTTAAAAACCATTCAGGCAAAGATATATTTATTTCTTTAACATCTTGATGATTGACATTTACGTCTTTTGAATGGTCTATTGTTATTATCTTTTT